CCACGTATTTGTAAGAAGCTAAATCCGTTATGTTGACCAAGGTTGTCATGTCCGTAAGTATTGTAAAGGTTTGATGTCCGCGGACGGGAAGCCGAACATTGAAGTTATCGGCGTCAAGTTCTCGCTTATAAGCCTACGCTCCGAAGACGTGACGGAATTCATAAACGCGTAAGCCTCGGACATGAGTTCAGCCCCGAAGCCAGCCCCAACGTCAACGCCCCGCAATATCGGCGGTACCATGTTCATTCTGCCTATGTTGTCCTGTACCGTCTTTTCGGTAAGCTCGAACTGTCGGTCAAAGTTTTTGGCGTCAAACGGCACAAATTCAGGTTTTTCCTCATCTTGGTCGACATCCATCACCCAGATTTTACAGGCGTTTTCGTCGCCCTGCAAATTCTTTATGTCCTCGGCCGATTCCTCGAGTTGCCTGTTATAATCGTCATTTAGGTCAATTACCCCGTTATCCAATGTTTTAGGTCTTATGCCCTTGCGTATCAAGATCCCGCTCGGTAAAAAGTTGTTCTTCGCGTTGCGGTGTTTGACTGTCGCGACCGAATCTTCGGTCAGCATATCGGTAACAACGGGGTCAACGGGGGACAACGGGTATTCAAAGTCACCATTTGTCGTGGCGTAAAGAATCTGCCCGACGTAGTTGTCCGCTCCCCCGACTTCCATTATCTGGTCGGCCACAGCCGAAGGGTCAAAACCGTTGATATGCTTTACTTTCCGCTCCTCGAACATCTTGCCGTAACGCAAAGTCCAGTCAGGGTAAACCACTATCCGCCCAGTCAACTCCTTGTCTTTGTCCACCTCCAAGCGGCAATGCTCGAAAGGCACGTTGTACGCGGCGAAAGGCTCGGCCAAAGCGTTGTATTTGACCAACAAAGCGAAACCCCCGAACATCCTTAAATCCGCGGCCACCTTTCTTAAAAGGTTGTTGCCGTTAGTGCCTGGGTTGATCTTGTATGCCCCAAGAGCCTCGTCCACGAATCCGCCGCCGTCGATAAACTTTCGGTAAACGTCGTAGCAAACTTTTCCCGTGCCGCTGGACATAGTGATATCCATAACCTTTTGCGGGTAGTCGTTGCCCTTGCCGTATTCCCTTATCTTGTATTTAAGGGAGTAACCGCTGTTTTCGAGGCGTGGTTTGGGTTTAGTGGCGGATACCCTCATCTCAATTGTTTTGCAGTTTGTCGATCAACTCTGTCCTATCCCCCGTGGCCTTGATGCCTTTTTCCTTGCACATCCTCTTCAGCTCGTTGTACCCGAGGTCGTCAAAGTTGATGACTATTGTCGGTTCCTTGGGCATTATCTCGAACTTGATGGCGCAACCCGGATTGTGCGCCAAATGCCATTCGGCCAGCGCGTCGGTAAGGTTGTTGTTGTCACAATATTTTGAGGCATCAGAAAAGGCGGTAAGTCTCGCCCCTTTTTTTAGCCTGTAGTTGCAAGGTTCTTTTTTTGTTTCCATCGCTTTGATTATTTTAAATATCGCCTCTATGTAACAGGTAGAACAGTTTACCCTTAAATTTTCCCCAGTCAGCGACTTATAAGCCCTCGCTATTATCGCCCTCCTTTCGGCTGTCCTCTCTTTCGGGTCGTTGATGAACGCCCTCGAAAACGATATTATTTCGTTGTATATTTCCATGTCAAAAGAAAAAAGGGGAGGGGACGAACCCTCCCCGTAATATTAGAGCAATCCTTCGAGAGCCGCCCTCGTGGCCGCTACGGATGAATAGAAGAAGGCCAATGGGGGTTTGCTTTCCTTGAGTGTGTCGGAACAGCCGCAAGTGAGTTTCCACCCGCCCGCGAGCTCTTGATCCGCCGCTACCCTGACGCATTCTTTTACCTCCAAGCCGAAGTCCCAACCGAGAACCTCGAAAGTAGATTGGCCAGCGGGCGAAGCCGCCGACTGGTAGTTGTTTTCTATCACTACCGCGAACCTCGAACCTATAACGGTGTTTATCCATTCCTTCACGTCAGGGGTATTGTCGAATATCCTGAAGATAAAGTTCTGGTCCCATCCGTTGTAATACACCCCTTTTACGAGGGCGGTGTCGTGTTCGTTGGAGTAATTGTGTCCTTCAATGTAGTAGGCCGAAGCTCCCGCCCGCAGTACCAATTCGGTAAGCAGGAGGGGGTTTCCGGTATCGAAGGTCGAAGCGTCCTTGTCAATGTCCTCGACGTTGATAAGGTATGCCTTGTCTTTGATACCTGCCACCATTTGACTACAGTTATAAAGGATTGATGAGCTTATGTTGTCACATGTCGCCATATCTGCCTCCTTTTATATTCCTACCTGTAAGAGTGAATCTTGGACAACTTTCGCGTCGAAAGCGTCAGACGCCTCGATCCTGTTGTAGCGGGAACGTTCGTCGAACGAAATCTTTATCTCGTCGAACAAACCTGTTCCTTCCATACCGATAGCCAAATTTGACTTTGTGGTATAAAGTATCCTGTGTGGGTTGTTCAGCTTGGTTCCGTTGTTCTCGTAGGAAGCGATAAGCTCGTCCATATACGGCACGGTGTACAAAGGTATGCCATCCCATCTTGTAAGCTCGAAGCCATTTGCCTGGAGTTCGATGTTGTATGGCATTCCGTTGGATTGCAACCATCTGTACGCTTTCTGCGTTACCGAGCGGGTGGCGATGATAAGCCTGTCAGGCTGTGAGGCCAATACGGCGGGAGCGTCGTCGATAACCGAGTTGAGGGCGGTGGCGGCCAAAGTCGGGGTCAGAGCGGAAAACTGCAAAGCCCTTGTCGCTTCGGCGTTGGCGGCTATGGTGGTTTTCCTTGTAACTGTCGAACCGTATATCGCCGCGAGTTGTACCCAGAAACCGTCGATCACGTTGAAGTAATCGGGGTCGGTTCCGGCGGTAAGGTTTCCGGCGGGTGAATCGTCAACTGCGGCGGCGTCTTGGTCGCCCATCCACGCGTGGCGGAATATCATCCTCGGAAGGTCTTTCGCCAAGATGTCGGTGATCCAGTTCATGTACTCCGTTCCGGTGAGGTCGTTGACGTTGACCCCAAGTTTCGCGGCGAGTTTCGCCATTGTGGTCGTCAAATCCGAATAACACTCGTCACGGATAAACTCGATACGTTTCGGTGTCCAAGTCTTTTTTGCTACCGTCACGGTATTGGTGTCGGCATTGGGGTTACAACCCTGCGCGGCCTTGCCTATAAGGCCGAGGGTGTACGGGGAAATACCTATTTCCCTGTCATTACGGATGCCCGTTTGGAAATCATGGAAGAGGGAAAGCTCGGGAGCCTCCAAGGTCTTTTCCATTATGATCTCGTTCATCGCCCGAAGCTGGTCGGCGGAGAACGTCAGGGCGGTCAAATTTGCTATTGATGCCATTTCTTTTCTTTTTTTTGGTTACTTTTTCAATTTATCTTTCACGGCGTTGATCGAATCCTTGATCTCGTCCTTTGTAAGCGGTCGATGCGCGTCCTGTTTGCCCTGTTGCTGCCTGCCCTCGGGTTTGTAGGAATTCTTGATAGCCCGAAGGTCTTTGATAAGGGTTTCGGCCTCCGCCTTTACGCTCTCGGTTTCGAGGGCTTTCGCCTCCAACGCCTCTACCTTCTTCCTTAGATCTTCGTTTTCGGCTTTCAAAGCCGCCATCTCATCGTCGCCGCCTGCCCCTGCTTCCTCAACGGAAGTAATCTCGCCGCCCGTCACGACAATCTTTGTCCCGCTTTCGAGGGTAAAGGTTCCGTCAGGGGTCGCCTTGTCGCCAACGGCGGGGGATCCTTCCTCTTTTTCGAGGACAACCTCCTTGCCGTCGTCGGTCTTTAGTACCATGTCCTTGGTTTTGCCCCCAAACAGGGCGGTAAACTTGTTGGCCAAATTGTCCAACTTCTCTAAAATCTTTTCATCCATTTTGTTTTCTTTTTTTGGTTTGTAATACGCTAATGCCTTAACTGGCGACAGTACCTTCGTGGCGAACCCGAGCTCTACCATCTCCGAGGACGAAAGTATTTTCTCGTTTTTCATGTGTTCGGCCAATAGGGCGGAATCTTTGCCCGTGACCTTCACATAATAATCGAGTATCCTCGCCTCTTCGTTGGCCAAGTCTTCGGCCATAGCCGACAAGTCAGCGGACGTGAAGTCGCCCCACGGCGAAGTGAAAGGATTGTGGATAAGACCCGTGGCGTTCTCGTACATCTCCCTCGTGTCTCCCGCCAAAAAGATTACCGTGGCTATGGAGTATACCATGCCCTCGCCAACGGTCTTAATGTTCTTGCCTGAGTTTTTGAGCAGATCGTGGATAGCCCAACCCTCAGAGACGTAACCCCCTGGAGAGTTGATTTTGACGGTTATGTCGTTATCCTGCGGGTCGATAACATCGAGAACGTCCGACACCATCTTGGCCGTAACGTCAACCCCTATCGTCCCATAAACCTTTATCGTCGCCATTCTTTCAAATTTGAACGGAAAGATAAAGGACAATAAAACTAATTTACTCTAATTATTTTTGTAGTACTCCTACGCCGTGTATTACAACGGTCACGCCCTTTTCAGATAGGGCGGCGAAAAGCACTTTAAAGTGTTGGATTATCTTTCTAACGGAAGCGTCCGTTAATATCGGGTGGTCGGCCAGATCGACCCCGTAAATATGTATAGTATTGTACCCCATCTTATAAGCCAAACAACAGGCCACGAACGGGGAACACAGCGACTTGGGTATCGCTTCGCCGTCGAGATTTATAACATAATCTGGGTAGCCTATTTGTAGGGTGATGTATCTATATGTCGATTTATTTCTCCAAGCTGTTAACTGGGAAAAGAATATCTTAGGGGCGCACGATTCTATTACAGCCCTTCGCCCGTCGCTGAACCTTTCGGGGGGATCCACGCATACCACGTATTCGGCGGCGTACCTCGACCAGATGTCGTTTACACCTATCGCCACCATGTCGCCGTGAAACAGCGAAAGACTCGGTCCAAGCCCCAAAACAGCTATCTCTCCCATGTCCCCTCTATTTCTTTCTTCCCGCTCGCCTTGTTGGCCGCTCTTGTCCCGCCGAAGTCGTGCCGTACCCATCTTGAGGGTTTGCCTATCCAGTTTATGCCCTCCCCGCTTGTATGTCCCGTAAGCCCGTCAAACTGCTTCAACCGCCATGCTTCCCCGCAATCGTGCAGGTCTACCATCGCCTTGTAGAAAGGCGCTCCGTGATGGCAAAGCGGCTTGTGCCTCCTATATTGCTCCACGTTTATCAGGGCGAAATAAGGGTGCAGGTATTTTATCGGCGGTTCTTTTTTGTGCGCCGCCCAAGTCCCGTAGTCGTAGCCGTCACGGCCTATCTCGGTTATCCATCCTACCCCGTAAGTATCGCTGCCCATCATGCCCCGCATACGTCCGATAGGGTCTTCCAGTATCTCTATGTCGCTGTCGAATATAAGCGCGTAAGGCGTGGATACCCTCCCTATCGCCAAATCAAGTCCCCTGCCGTGGCCGATGTTATAACCGATATGGTTAACGGTTAGCCAATCTGGTTTTATTTTATTAAGATAATCGTAACATGGATTACTAATATCCGAACCATCAACGACATAAATATTCTGCTGGCCGCAATTGTACCATATACTCTCTAAAGCCTTTCTTATCAACGCTTCGGTATTATATGTTACCGTAATCAGCGAAACGTCTGTATACCTCATAATCGTCTTTTATTAGTTCCTTGAGTTTTGCCATCATTTTGTCCGGCTCCATCCACGTCGAGGCGGTATGTCCCGACCCTATGCCCCTGCGTCCCGGCATGCCCTTTATGCCAACGGCCAACGGTTTCTTGTATGGCAGTATCTTTTTGTTCTTAATCCTATGTGGGTTGCGGGAATAATTTAAAGCCCCAAATATGGCCAAGTCGATAAACTTCTCGTAACACAGGGCCATCACGTTGTCGATAGACCTATAAGTAAAAGCCGTTTGGAACAGCGAAGACCATTCTTTGTTGCGGTTTAGCAGGTAGCCTCGACTGCGCACGTTGTAATATATCGTGTTCCGCTCCCCCCAGATATCCGCGCCGTCCCGCAGTTCCAGCATAGACGAAAGATATTTAGGGGTATAATAATCATCGTCCTCGATGATAAACACCGCTCCGCAATCTTCCTCTTTTATCGACCGCTTTATCTCCTTCAGCCCCGCCACCATGTTACGGCCTTGGGTGTTCTGCCCCACTTGCCACGCAGGCTCCGGGTAAACCTTTTTTATTGTCCACCCCTGTCTGAACTTATCGTCAACTATGTCGGTACTACGGGGTAAAGCGTCATCGACAATCACCCAAAGCACCTTGCCGTTGTAGTCCTGTGCCTTCATCCATCTCGCGCACATAGCGAATTGGTCAGGCCTCGCCCCCGTGGGGGTGAGCAATACTATTGTTCCGTCCATTCGTATCTTTTTACCCATTCAAGAACCGCCCACATCCCCTCTTCTATGTTAACGGTCGGGAGCCATCCCAAAGCCCTTATCTTTTCGGTAGACAACCTTTTTACCATCGTCTTGCGCACGGGAGGTTCGACCACCATGATAAGCGACTTGTCCGCCCCTGTCATCTCGCACGACTTCTCCGCCATCCAGAGCATAGTTCTCTCGTCATCGTCCCTGCCTATATTGTAAGCCCCAGTGGCGTTGTTCTCGATAATAAGCTCATATCCCCTACAAAGGTCGCCGAGCCAGCACCAAGAACGTGCCGCACCCCTGTGGACTATTATCGGTTTGCGGTGGTAGGCTTGCCATAGCATATTGTCCATCGCCCTGCGTCCCCTTCCGGGGGGACAGCCTGGGCCGTATGGCATCGAAGGCCTTACTATCGCCAGCCCATCGGGAGCGTATTCTTTCGCCGCGTCCTCCGACCATCTCTTAGAAATAGCGTATATTCCTGTAGGCTTCGCTATCAAAGGCTCGTCCTCCCCGATCATAGCGTCCCCGTGTTCCCCGTAAACTTCCGAAGTGGAAGTATGGATAAGTTTCGCCCCGTGTTTGGCGCAAGCCTTGGCCACCAAAGCCGTCATTATGGCGTTGCTCTCGATAGAGCGTACCACGTTGTCATCGTTAAACAATATCCCGACTTGGGCGGCAAGGTGTACCACTACATCGGGTTTAAACCTTCCGACCATATCATCCGCTACCCCCGCCTTTGTGAGATCACCGCTCTCGATGTCCACCGCTATAACGTCGTACCCTTTATAGGCCAAATGCTTCCGCAAAGCCCTCCCGATAAAGCCGTCCGCCCCAGTAACAAGTATTTTCATAATATGTCTTTTGTTATTAATCTTACTGCTTTTACCCCCGTGACCGTGGCCTCAAGTTGTTGGTAAATAAGTTTGTTCACCTTTACCAGTCCATCCCTTTGTTCGGTATTGTCAGTCCTCTCGTGGTATTGGTGCGCGACAAAAGGGCTGCCAAGCATGTTGACGAACAGCCCCATCTTGCGTATCCTGTGCAAAAGATAGTTGTCCGAATAGCCTATGCCGAACGCGAGCCTTTCGTCGTAGCCGTTAAGTTTGCGCATGTTGTTCGCGGATATAGCGGCGCAAAACTCGTAGCCCACAGGCCTATATCTCGAATGCTGGTACCACGCCAGCTCAAAGTCCTTTGTAGCTCCCCTCGTCACACTGTCGGCCAAAGCCGTTAAATCTATGTGGCCAATGTTGTGTGTAATGGTCTCGTCAAGCGATAGACAACCGTACACCCTGTATTCATCATGTCCCAATGTTTCAACGTCCCCAATAATATCGCCCACAACCGGCATACATTCTGGATTGGTGAGTATGAGCGTATCCGCCCCCATCTCATTGATAGCGTAAGAAAACGCTTTGTTCATGGGTACTGATGGGTCGTGCCAAGTTTTGTCCCGCACGCCCCCACCGTCAAGTATCTCGATAATCCCGTTGCCCCCCATGTCGGGAAGGTCGGCGCGCCTCAACGGTTCCGCCCCATCGTTAGCTATCACTACCGAATATTTATTCCCATATTTGGCGTAGGCCGCCAACGTCCTTTTTAATTGCTCAAGTCTGTTGACGTAAGCCATACAAATAACCGTGTTTCCCATGTCTTAAATTTTATACAATAATAATAAATGTTATGTTAATAACATAATTTATTTTACTCTATCCTGTGTTTCCCGCTACTGCTGTCGTTGGCGGTCTGAAAATAATATCTTTCGTCCTCCGGCAGGTCGGCCAGCTTGTCGTAATACCACGGCAAGTGTACCGCCGTGTACGGCTTTTCAGTCCTCATCGCCTCCAAGGTGTGCGCCACAACATTTTCGCGGTATAACGCCAAGGTGGTGTCGGTCATCGCCTTGTAATACATATCGTCAAGCTTGGTCTTCCAGTATTTGGCCTCTATCCTGCGGACATCGTCAAGCTTCGGCCACAACGGCAAGTCGTCTATTTTAAGCGAAAGCCCGCACTTAGGGTATTCTGGGTATTTATCGAGACCGGCGTTAAGTACTTCTACCATGTCCAAAGGCACGCCGCTAATATCCAAATCAGGGTCGGTGACTATGTACCTTTCTCCCCTTGTTTTCTCCAACGCCCACGAATCCCATACCGACTTATAGCCAATATTTTTGTTTAACCGCAGCAACTTGTACGGGCATTTGATAAGCCAGTCGATTAACGGGTCGTAAGTGGAGGCGTTGTCCACGATCACCGGTTCACACCCCCGCTTTTCGAGTTCGGCGCAAATGTTTTTCAACAATGTCAACCTATTGTAACTTATAACGAAAGCTATCATATCTCTTCCTCCATTTGTTTCTTTATCAGGTATAGCGTCGATTCCGCCAATTTCGTTTCTACTGATGCCAGCGTTATTGCCTCACATACCTTGCGCCCGCTTTTAACGTGCAGGTCAAAACGGGAATAAGCCCGCCAATGCCCGAGAACGCTCATGGGCATCAGCCCTATTCGGGTTTCCCTCCGTACCCTGTCGTAGTTATTGTTTATGTAGTCGTACAATCTCATACCGTCGCCCCTATTTCTATTTTGTTGTAAGCCGCCGCCTTGGCGTTAATATCCTCTATTGTCGCCACTACGGTCAACCCTTTCAGCGCGTTCATGTATTCCTGCGCCGTGTTGCCCGCTGTTGCCGTTGTCGCCGTAGCCGTGTCGGACGTGGCCACACCAACGGGAGCCGCCAATGTCCTTGTCCTGTAAACGGTCTGCGTCAAAGTCCCGCTTTGCGCCGCGCTACCGTTGCTGTCCACCGCCAAAATATTTTTTACCTGCGCCAACCCCGAAAGAACCACCGAAGCCGCCATCGCTATTCTCGCCACGGTCGAAGGGATTGTTTTGTCGGTCAAAGCCATCGTAGCACCTTGGAACGTGTTGATAGTCGCTTGAGCCACGGCCGCCGCCTTGCCGAGTTTTGTCTCTTGTCCGAGTATCTGGGAAAGTGAACCCAACATCGAAGAGGCCGCCTCTATCTTCAGTTGCTGCGATAATGCGTATTGTTCGGCCTCCCATTTGGATATTTCGGCGTTACGCTCAATCATGTAACGCTGTTGGTCGTAAAACTCCTTGTTGATAACAAGCTCATCCTCGTTAATTTGTTGTTTTGCCTTTAGCCTCAAATATTCTTGGTTGATGGTCTCGGCCACAGCGTCATAAAATTCCTTGTTCGCCGCCTTAAGGTCTTCGAGGTCTTTAATCGCTTCCTCGGTGAGGCTGTTAAGTTTTCTTTGCGCCGCCCTCGCCTGTTCATAAAAGGCCGTGTCGGCGTCTATGTATCCAGCGTAAAGCTCTTCCAACAGTTTAAACTTGTCTTCGTAATTGTTGCGGAGTTGCCGCAACGACTCATCGGCGTTGGCCTGTTCGGCATCGGACATCGTTATAAAGTCGAGGATCCGCTCTTTGTCTATGCCGTTTTTGTCCGCCAGATATTGCGCCTCTATCTCGAGCTTTTCTAAGGCGTACCTTTTCATCATCTCGGATTCTTCCAACAGATAACCGTTGGCCTCTTCCAACGCCTTGCGCCTTTCTTGCGCGTCAAGCGTCCTGTCCTCCGCCCTATATCTCGCTTTTTCGTAGGCGTTGCGCATCTCGGCTTGTCTCGATATATAGTTGTTCTCCGAATCTTCGAGCTTGTCCATGGCGTAGGTGTATTCTTCCGCCGCCCTCGCCGCCTCGCCGATCTGCTCCCCTATGTCGGTAAACACTTCCTTCAGTTCCTTGCCTACGTCCCTCAACCTTATCTCGCCCCTAAAGAGTTTGCCGATAACATCAGTAACCTCTACCGCCCTGACCCTGATAACATCCAAAGCGGCGGAGAGCTTCTCCATTATAGAGGCTATCTTCGTTGCCCCCTCGTCCGTGGATTTAAAGGCCTTGACAAGCCCGACCAAGGCGGCGACAATACCCGAAATAATCAGTACCACGGGATTGGCCAATATGGCCAACAATACGGCCTTCATGTTTTTGAGCTGCCCAACGGCGTTGCCGATAGGTCCTGGGAGCGACTGGAAGGCGGAGGCGTAGTTTCCTATGTTCGTTGCCCCGCTGTTAACGCCAAGGTTAAAACTGTCTACGGCTTTCTTTGCCTCGGCCACTTCCTTGCTCTGCTTTATGTAAGCGTCCGACAGTTTTATCGTCCCGTCCTCGGCTTTTACGTATGCTCCCTCCATATCGTTGAGGGCTTTTTTCGCCTCGACCCATTGTTTGTAAAGCTGGTTATAGGAGTTTTTATTGTCGTTTTGCGCCTTCGTGGCGTTTTGGAGTGTAGACGTGGCCGACCTATACTCGGACTGCGCCACCTTTAAAGCCGCGTTGCTCTTCTCGATCTCTACCTTTGTTGCCGTTCCGCTTTGCCTTAACTCGGCGTTGGCATAGGCCAGCTCATCGACTTTCTCCTTCGCCGCCGCCGCCCTTTCGGCGTAAACATCGAGGTTGTCCTCAATATTGACAAGATATTTTTGTTCGGTTTCTTCGGCCATCTTTTATATTTTTATCAGTTCAACTTCACACAACCGCCCTTCCACGTAATTGGATATTTTGTTTACCAAATAATACTCCCCGTATTGGGATAGATATACCGGTATGTAGTGTTTAAGTTCCGCTACCTCTAACGCTGGCAAATCAAATTTGAGCCTGCGGACTATCGCCCCGTCCAGAATCTTTTGCAAGCCCCCGTAGTTATCGGACAAAAGGCTTTTGAAGTACAACGGGATCCCCCGAGCTATCTTCGGGTTAGTTATTACTATGTTGGATCCCGACAGGTTGACGGTAGAAAACAATGTTACCGTCTTTTCTTCCGCTGCTTCCTGTCTGTCAATAATTACTATCCTCGGGTCTATCTCGGTTTGCTCTTCGTAGGCCACGGGCGAAGCGTCGCCGCTCGATAGTTTGGCGAAGGCTATACGGGATGTCGGTATGTTGTCCATCAGGTAAACCTCATCGGTGGAAGATAAATCTAACTCCACCTTGTCGGCCTCTTTGTCAAGGTTAGCGTCGTTGACTTCTATAATACCGTTGCTGACATCTTTTGTAACGTCCTCTATTTCGGCGTATTTAAAATTGTTCTTTCGGGAATACCCTGACAGGGTGAACGTGGTCTCATGGTCGATAACGCTCAAATACGCGCTCCAATCCCTCGCCCTCACTTTGTTGGCCAAGAGTTCGTCGTATGTCCAAAAATATACGTAATTGCCCCTGAATGTCTGTGGTATCAAGGCGTACATATTGCAAATCGTCTTGACAAAGTCTTTTTGCGTCATGTCTGGCAAGTAGTTGCCTAAGGCCAAATCGAGTGTAGCATAGGCTATCTCTACCGAACTAACAGAGGCGCAAATTATCTCCACTTGGTATATATAGCACGCTAGGGTAAAATACTCCACTTCATCCCTAACGTCCAAATCAATGTCCATATTAAATTCGTATTTCGCAGCCTGAAAGCCATTAACCGTCGTTTGGTACGTCGTTGTTCTACTGATTGGACTGCTCAATGTCCCGTTCAATATATAATAGACGTTGTCGGGTGGCACTTCGTTATAAGTAGCCAAAGGTAAGCGGCAAGTCATCACTATTTTAAACGAATGGGTTCCCCTGACTTTGGCTTTATATAAAAAGTTTTGCCTGAAGTTATCATCCCCAAGTTGAATATCTACCGTTCCTTTATTTGGTCTTATATAATGCGACGTGTACCTGTAATCTATGCTGTTGGCGTTATACATAGTCCCAGCGTAAAGATACGGCGATACATTTAACCCCGCTGCGTTGCGGTTAGTGATGGGCAAATGAAGCCTGTCGAACAAAGTCAGGTTATCTTGGTATACCGTGTTCTCGTCAACGGAAACAACGCCTTTTTGTAGCATGACCCATTCCGTCCAACAAGTACCACCGTTGCCCGCAGGCCACGAATAACTTGATACATTGTACCATCCCGTTATTGTCGGGGTAAACAACACGCTTCCGGTAGCGTAAGACGTATCCTCGATAAATATATCGGCCACACTTGTCCACGTGTTTTCCCATATATCTACGAGTAATTTCGTGGCCGTGGCGTCTTTCTTTCCCCTTGCCGAAAGCGTATAAGTTTGCCCAGCGGTCAGGTAGACTATGTTTTGTTGGTTATCGTACGGATAATCCGTACCCGAAGCCATCCTGTACCCGTTGGCTATCAAATTGGGGTTATTGACGGGTTCAAACAATTTGCCCCCATAAGTATAACCAGCGTCGGCGAATATCTTATTCCATATCGCCCTAATCTTTACGAACGGCCAGATATAACCCGCATAAAGCCCGCAAGACGTGGAGTTCATGTACTGCGGGACAATGCCCCCATCGTCCGAAGGCTCGACAAGCGGGTAACAATAATCAAGGTCGGTGTCGTGCGTGTCCTTCATCTGCCCCAATGTCCAGTCATGTACGCAAGTGTCAAGCTCCAGATCCGCCAACTTAGACTCTTCCAATAAAGAGAACAACCCAGCGTTGCCGGCATATACCGACACCGTATACCAATCGTCCGAAACGCTAACAAGGTTCAACACGGCGTCGCCGAATATCTCCACGCCCCCCGCCAAATACCTGCACGGGTGCTTGATGTAGGGGAAGCGGTTGTTGGATCCTTTTTCTCCTGCCATCTCGAACAAAGTCGTCATGGCGGGTGTTTTCTTTATTCTGAAGGATTGCGAATAGTCTGCCCTCCTATCCTGAAGGTCGTTGATGGTGTTGCACTGTTTCGTTACCGCCACTATACTGCCCTCTTCCAGTTCACAAAGAACATCGTCAACGTAAAACTGTTGTTCTATCTCCCCCGCCCCAGCCTCATCTGGCAAGTCCTCGCGGGTGACGGTTATCGACATTTCCCCCGCGGGAGCGCCACCCTTCTTGGTCTCTTGTCCGTTTTTCTTTACTGTTACGTCGTACCAAGTGTCGGTAGAAAGGTCGTATTGTTGTACCTCGTTAGAAAGTATTAATCCTTGTAAGGCAAGTATCTGGTCATCGGCCAGCCCTTTGGCGTAAAGAGTATAACTGAATTCTGTATCTTTTGACGTGGGAGCCGTTTCAGCCCCGTACCTGTCCGCCGTTATGTAACGGGTGTCCTTGGCCGTAGAGTTGGCCGTTACGGTTATCGGGTGGATGAAGTCGGCGTAATGCCAGCCGTTCTCCCACCACCGCAATAACGCCCCGTTGGCGCAAGTGTCCACGTTTATTGTTATTTCCTGTATCATCTTATCAGGGTTATTTCTGCTTCCACTCCGTTAACTCCGTCGTTCACCGACAACGAACCATCGGCGATATTACATGGCAGCCAACCGTTATCGTAATAATATACTTCTTTGGAGAACAACAGCCCCCGCAACCCCGCCGCCACGTCCTCGGATTTGTCCTTTGCTCCCAGAGATTGTTTGTCGGACAACCTGCCGTTGAAGTCCTCGCCAAGATAGTCGCAAGATTGCCCCCCTTTGTTGAAGGAGTAATACTGCCAGCCGTTGCGCCACCACATCAGGTATTCGCGGCACGTCTGGTTATCGACCGTTATGGTTATCGGGGTTATCATCTTTCGGCTGTTTTAAAGTATTTCATCGTCAGGTTTATGGGTTCAAGCTTGTATCCCTCGGTGGGGGTTATCTTGAACACCTGCTCAGCGTAAGTTACCGCCGAAGCGAAGTCACAATAAATATTTAGAATATGGTCTCCACTCGTTGCGTGCGGAAATGTTACAACATTGTTGTCAACCTTTAAGTCAAAGCCACTACCGCTGTATTCCGCGATATTCCAAGCCCCGTTGGAATAAAGGTTAATGCTTGTATTGTGTTGCGTGTCCCCGACAAATATTACCTCTTTGCCTTCGTTGTTGTAAGCATTATTAAGAGTACACCTATCCTGTTCAACGTCGAACCATCTGCCCGTCTCGGGATAATCCACGGCATTATAGTTGCCAGATTGTGTCGGTGCCAAGTGCGCCTGTAAAGCCAAAGAAGAAATGTTGGCGTTGACATCGAGGGTGTCACCGACCTCCAACGCCGCCCCGCCATCAAGGTATTTGTAGGTTATTGTCCCAGCAACCGACCCCGTGGCGTTTAAATGTCCCGCAAGCCAATCATCCCCGTTGGTTATTTCGGTCAGCGACGGGTTCCATGTTATCGAAGGCGTGGCCTTGTTGATGGTTATGCCCGCCGTATCGACCGCCGTATTGTAGTTGGCCGAAAATGTCGGGGTAAACGTGACCTGCAAGGTCTGCGCCCCTCCCGCCAATACCGTGCCAATCGGGGGATTATAGGCGTACGTACCCAATACCGCCACCCCGTTGTATTTGGCTACGGCGTTGAGATGTGTATTCGATAGCGGCGTACCGTAAGTTATCGCTACCGGGTCAGCCCATGTTATTACAGGTTGGGCTTTATTTACCACAATCGAAGCCGTGTCGGTGGCCATATTATAGTTTACCGTGTCGGTCGGTGTAAACGTAGTGGAGAGAGTTTGCGTCCCTCCGTGGGGTACATTACCAGCTGGCGGGTCGTAAACGAATACCCCCGCCACATCCGCCGTAGCGTTGAGCTGCGTCGAACTTAAAGCGGTTCCGTAGGTGATGGCCGAAGGATCCGCCCACGTGATAACGGGTGTCGCCTTGTTAACGGTCAATTGCACCTCTTTTGTCGCTATGTTGTATGTTGTAGTGTCGGTAGGCGTAAAGGTCACGGAGAGTGTTTGCGTACCCGCGTCTAATGTCGCCCCCGCCGCCGGACTGTAAACGAACGTCCCCGCTACCGGTGAACCGCCGTATGTAGCCGCCGCGTTTAACTGTGTCCCGCTCAAGGCAGTCCCGTAGGTTATGGCATCGGGGGTTGCCCATGTTAATACGGGTGTAAGTTTAGCGTTGACGACTACATATACCTCTTCCGCTACGGTAATATAATTGTCCCTGTCTGTAGGGATAAACGTACAGGTCAGTATCTGCGTGCCTTCCGCCAGCGTATCCCCCGAAGCGGGATAATACGAGAAAACCCCGGCAACGTCGGCGGTCGCGTTAAGTTGTACAGAAGACAAGGCAACACCCGCCGTCATTGGCGCAGGTGTTGGCCATGTGATTACCGGTACCGCTTTCTCCAACGCTTCGATGGTGATCTTGGCCGTTGGCGATACTACAAGGGTGTCGCTTATGGGAATGGTAGCCACAGCCCCCGCCGCTTGGTAAACGTCGTGGTTTTGTATGTCGCCAGTTGAAGCGGACAAAAGGTTCCCCGCTATGTCATAGCGCATCATCTTTGTCCTCAATGTGTCGGATCCCTTTGGGCATATTAACGTCAGGTCCATCGGCTTGCCTATGGTGTACCTTGGTTTAACAAAGGCGTTCAACCATTTAGCCTCCCTGCCGTGGCTTGGGTCGTATTCGTATAAGTTACCGCCTTTACTGGCTGGCATTGCCGCTTCTACATAATGCCAAGCCAATCCCTCGGCTATCCATACCTTTTCCGTGGAGTTGTCCAATACCTCGGCGAAGCTGAACGTAACCTCCCCGCTTTTCTTCGCTTCTTTTGCCGCACCGAAATATACTCCATCATGCCCCCTTGTTACCAAGGTTTTGAGTATCGGGGAAACATCGAGCTTGGCCTCGCCGTATTTGTTCGGGGTCGCCGCCAGAGTAAGGTCTATGTCGCCGTTCTCGGTCGTGGCTTTTACGGTATAATAAAGCCCAACGGGCAAACATACCACCTCTTCGGGTATCTTGGTAGCGTCGTACAACGTGTCCAGTATAACGGCAATATTCGGGGAGGCGTATTCAGTCTCTTCTATTGTCCCCGCCGCCGTTGACCCGTCCGTAAACATCATTGTAACTGGGTCGCCCACTACGCCTTCGAATGTCGATGGGAGGTACAGCCTCCAAGTCATCGGCGAATATGTCGAAGCCTCGTAACTGTCGACCGCGTGTATTGTCCTTTGTAAAGCAAATTCGTTGCTGTTGCCCGTGGCCAAGAATGTCGAAAGCCATTGGGCCTTGTCCTCCGCTACGGTATCTATAAACCTAAAGTTTCTGAACCAATAATACCTGCCCCATGTATAGGAGCTAATACTTCGCGAGTAAAATATAAACGATACCCCCGTCTCGACCGCCAAGGTAAATTCCGCTTCCACGTTGTACCATGTGTTGGCCGCCGCGGCCGATACCCTTATTCTCGCTATAATATTTCCGGCACCGTCTTCTAGGGACATATCGCCATAGTTTACCGTATAAAGAAAGTTGGATTTATATTGGAATGCCATCCTGTACGTACCGGCCGCCAACGTAGTCTCCGCCCCGTCAATTACTTCGTTCCACGCTGTAGGCAAGTTGGAGCCAAAGGTGAAATTAAATTCTCCGTTGTCGTACACCAAGGTATGCGGAGCCACCGCCGACCACCCTAAGCCGGTATCCGTCCCTTGTACGGGTAACATGGGTTCGGTCTGCGCCGCCATTTGCGATAACGATGGCCGCCACTGTGTGGTACTGTCAATCACCACATTCCCCTCCAATAGCATAGCCCATCCAAAGTAAGAGTCTCCAGTCCCATACACATAACGCGCAAATGTATATATACCTGACTGGATACATGTAAATTTTATTGACCTTACCGCCGCTGTATATAGGTTTAATGTTACGGTATGGGTTACAACATCATTTTCAGGTAGAGTTATTTTTACCCTACGACTGTTAGTTGCTTTTGCGTTATACCCATACGCCACTAACGTATATACTTTGCCCTTTTCTAAAGGCATGGTAACCGACAAATCCGCGCTTTCCGTAGGATTGCTTAAGTCCATCCAACTGTAGTCTGTTATCAGGTTCGGCCTGTCGGTAAATTCCTTGTAAAAAGGTTTCTTCGTTATTGTGTACGCCATTACAGTATCTCTTTAGTTATTGTTACGGTCAACGCCCCATATTCTTCCATAATATCTTTTATAGCCGACTCCCTCGCTGTGTTATAAACATCCACAAAAACGCCGTCCCGAAATTGTTTGTTGCCATATTTGTTGATGTACCATGTCATCGACTTGGCTTCGTTCATCTTGCCCTTTGGCGAAGTGGAATCGAACATGTTGTTTTTCTCCATCCACGCGTATATCCTACGTACAAGCCCGCTATCTACGTTCGACTTCCTCGGTCCACGTCCTTTCTCCGTCACGGATAGCCAATACGGGGCAAGTACCCCCGCCCCGTTGTCACGTTCCTCGATTTTTATCTTCTCCATGATAGAAGCAGATATTCTGTTGCCCCCATAGACCGCGCTGTTGCCGATATCGTCGACCATCCGCTGTAACCTTTCTATCATGAACCGTCTGTCCATCTTAACAGTTGCTTTCGTAAGTTATCGGCGAAAGACTAAGTGTCATCGCCCATCCTATCGCGTTCGCGTCGTAGCGGCTCTCTTGCACTTTGCTGAAAGTCACGTTACCAATCTTGCCCAAAGACCCGTCACGGCACAGCAATTGTACAAATTTTCTGCACACATCCAACAAGTCGGACAAAATAATTATGTTAACGTCCGCCGTATCTTCTGGCTTTATGGGTATCAACACCTCGACCCGCCACGGGTTAAAACGGATATTCGCGCCGTTGCCCGATATGTTTATCGTCCCCGATGTCGGTTCGATTACCATGGCCGTCACCTCGCTTTGCCCGATCGTGTCAGCCTTGACATTTGCCAGTTGTACCGATTCATAAAGTACCTTGGCGCACCCCGCCGACAATAAACATGCTTCGATTTTGTTTTTAGTTGTTTCCATTATTTCTTCCTTTTGTTGCGTTCTTTGAGCATATTGGAATATCTCTCTTGGTATTCCTGTTGTTCCCTGTTCAGCATTAGCCTTGTTAAACAGTCTTCATATTTGTGCTCCATAACCCCCTCGACCGTTTCATTGAACGATTGTTGGAGGAATATGAGCGTTTGCAACTGCCCGTATTTGGAAAGCCTTTCTATACCCGCCGAAATCTCATCGCTCGAAGGTTTGCGGTAAAGTAGTTTACCTTCCCTTTCAAGGAGTTCATTTAACAGTTTTATGATATGCGAAGCGGCGGGATAAGCGTCTTTGGCCTTCATGGACAGAATGTCTTTAGTGTCCGCACCGTATAACGCCCCGAAGATGGCCATCAGTATGTCGCCGTCGCCTTCGGGCATTTCGGACAACGTCACCCGTTGCCCCCACGTAAGCCCTTGGGACATTTCCCGCAACGTGGCGGGTATCCTGTACGCCCCACGCCCTATCTTGATAGATTCTGGGCAAGGTAAAAGCATTAACCCTTCCTTGATGGCGGAGTATCTTAGCGGCCTTTCGACCGTCTCCCTGACCGTTAGTTTGTTTATTTCATTTGTTTTGTTCATCGGAGTATGGGTATATGCTTGCCGGAAGCCCTGTAATTCATCATGAAGTAATATCTAATCCCGTCTAAAATATGGTCAAAGCCTGACATCGGGATCCCCGCTTTCTTGTCGTTCCATTGGTAGTTGTTCAACTCTTTGGCCAAATTCGGGCTGTCCTCTGTTATAATAATCTCGTAATCCTGCATCATCATTAAGCCTTCGGCGACAGTCCATTTCTGTTTGTTGACTGGCTTAATGTTAAATGTCTTGCCCAGTTCCGCCACCATGCGGGCATCGGCGCAGTCGGCGATAATAAGGTCGTTGCGCCTGGCGTACGCCGCCACCAGCTTTTTAAGGTCATCGGCGGAGTTCCCCGACTTGTAGACACATTCCTTCGCGAAGATCTTTTTGGCTTTCTCGTCTATTGCCACCTTGACAAGGGTATCGGGGTCGTTGTACCCGAAGTCCATGCCGAAGCCGAAAGGCAAAGTATTGTTGAATTCCCCGTAGTTCCAGTTCGACAGTATAGCCCCCTCGAGCTTGCCGAGTTCGCCCATGCCGTACACCCGCCACCAGTTTTCAAATCCCGGCTTATCCTTCTTTAGCTCTATGTTCTGCCTCTCCTGCTCGGGCAAATATGGATTGTCAAGGTAGTTGGATTTAATAAGTACGTGGGGGAAGTTGGGCAGTATCTTGTCATGTAGCCAAAACTCCCTGTCGGGGTTGAAGTCGATAATGGTTACTTTCGACCTGCTGAACAACTGGTCAAATACTTCGTAGCTTACCTTTCTGTTGCATTCGTTGATGTAAAGGATGTCCCTTCTTGGACCATGCGCCATGGCCAAGTTACCCTCGATACCGTAGCAGTTGATATAGCTCTTGTTTATCCTGTATAGGGGTTGGTTCGGTTGGCTCCTTATCTCCCCGACGTTCTCGCCGAAGGATCCCAGTATCTTCTCGAAGTCGGAGAGCAAACCGTTTTTGAGGTGGGGCAAGGCGTAACTGCAAAAGGTCGCCTTCAACGGCTCATCGCTCCCATATAGATAATTATAGATTACCTGCAAAATAGAGAATGTCTTGCTACTCCCCTGCCCGCCTTGGTTGATGATCAACCGTGGACCGGTTCCCTCCATCGCCGCCAACAATGCTTCACCGTTGCGGCTGAATACGTTTGTCAGTTTTACGTCCTTCTCCATTTCGCAGCTTATCGAGCGTGTCCGTGGTTTTCTTTTCATCGACCACCACGTTAATGTTTATCTCCTTGTTGCCTTCCCCGCTTATTTCGTTATAATTTGTCGATAATTTCTTCCGCATCTCCTCCCCACCATATATTTTAAGTATCATCGCCCTGTCCGATGGGGTGTCTGCTGTAAATGTTTTGTTTAGCGTTGCCGCCACAACCTCCGCGTTGCTTAGTTGGATCTCCTTTTTTATCTCTTCCGATTCTTTAGAGTTGAGCGGGAAGTGAACATAAAACGTATCGGGGCTTATCCCGATCAAAGCTATTAGCTGCATAAGGTTGTGGGGCTTATACTTTTTGATAAGCTCTTTCGCTGTCTGCAACAATATCTGTGTGTTATAAGCCATTATAAAGCCAAATAATCTTCGTTTATCTCATTTCCAGACAAATATACGCCATTATTATAAATTGCCAAACCTTTTTTTATGTAGAACTTTGTTTGTGCATTCCCGCATATTCTTACGGCGTCAAACAAAAACATTTGTTTATGTCCATTTTAATACCCTTTTCTGCCCATCTCTAATTCGAGCTTCATGAACGATATTTGCGTGCGAAGGTTCTCGCTTTGGTGCACGCAAGCCCTGTTGATTCTGTCGAGCTGGTTGACGAAATAGTTTTGCTCCGCGCAAACCGACTGAACGTATTTCTGCGCGAGTGACGGCGACATCTTCTGTATGTCCTTGAAGTTGTCCATGAAAGCCTTGGCGGTCGCTGTGTCCTGCTCCCGCTTGGCGTCGGCCAGCAGCTTGCCAGATCTGGACATGTACGCGCTGAGGGTCGAAAGACGTTGGGTCAGTTCAGCGGGTTCCTCCCCGACCGTTATGTCTAAAAACGACTGCATATCATTTATTTCTTTTCTGTCCATGCTATTGCTCTTCCCTTAAAACAATTACCGTTACCGCTATGCCTATCGCGAAGCTTATGGCCAACGTGGCGAACACGGGCATTAAAGCCAGCCACCAAGTAATATCTACTAAGCCCATGAGTTTCAAAGCTGGCGGTCCAGCTATGAACGACCAAAAAGCCCCGACTTTAAATGCCTTGGCGATCTTGCTGATTTTAGATTTATTAATACGGGAGACCATCGCCTTGGGTGTTTTGTGGTTGCTGTGTTTGGTTGTTGAACACAAGGGTCTTTCCCCTGCCGATGTAGGTCTTGGCCTCTTTGGCCTCGCGGGCTTCCTTGCTCTGTTGAAGGCAAACGGTCAGATCATTGCCGTGGTTGTCCTTTTCCCGTAGAGAGAGGACGGCGATGTTTACGTACTTCTTGCCGTTTTTGTCGGACATGACGCTTTCTTTCGGGATGTCGGAGAGACAGATGTTGAGTATTTCCATATCTTATAAATTAAATTGGTTGCCTTAAAAACGCGGGGGCGAATCTATCCCCCCGCCTTGCCAACGAAAGTTCTAACCTAAAACTAAAACTTAAAAACCGAACACTATGAAAGAAACCATATTATTTCTTTTTGACCTCCAGGGTGTACCCTATCCCGCCCAAGATCCTCAGCAAAGAACTGATGTTGGCGTCCTTGCCGTGGTAAATCTTGTAGAACACCGCCTTGTGTACCCCCGTGTCCCTCGACAGCTTGTCAACCGTAAGGCCTTCCCTCTTCACCGACGCTACGGCAGTTTTGACCGCGCGACCCAACTCCTCTTGTCCCTTTGTTCTCATATCGTTGTTTTTGTTGTTACGAATTTGTTGTTACGAAGATATGTTATAATAATTGATTTACCAAATTTATTTTTAATTTATTTTCCTTCGGGGCATTAAAACGCTCCGTAACAGTCGATAAAAACAACTCCGCAGTTTTTATCTTGGTGTTACCACACCATCGCCACCATTATCCCAACCATCACCGTCACCGCCAGCGCGGTGCTTGTTTCGCGGTCGTTAGTTTTCATGACTAAAATAGTTTTTCAATGTTTCGTTGCCCCACGCCCCCTCGGTAAGCTCTATCACTTCGGCTACCGTATATTCCTTTTTCGTGCCGTTCAGTTTGTTCTCGACAAAATCTCTTGTTCCGGCGGCGCAAGCTCCAGTTATTACCCTGTACATCTCGATCGCTTCCGTAAATGTCAGTTTTGTTTCGGCAGTATAACCCGAATAAGAACTTTTGTCCCTGTCAGATATTTTGTAGATAAGATCTTTCTTGGCTTCTTTTATCGTCGCTCCGTGGGCGAACCTACCGTTGTTGTCGGTAACAACGTACTCATCTACCGCCGAGTTTACCTTTCTTACAACATATACTTTGCCCCTCTTAGATACCAATACCCTGAATATGCCGTCAATGAGTATATATTTATTTTTCCATATCAACTGTTCGAGGGCCTTTCGGTTTATGTTTGAAATATCCGTTATACCCGTGCCACTGAGGTAGAGAGAC